GCAGTCCTTCTACGCTTCATAAGCCTCGTACACAGGTGATTCTCCAGTAATGGAAGAATGTGAACCATTGATCACGTTAAGACTCTTCGTCTTTTCGCGACTCGATGGATGGCTGATCAGCCAATCATCGACTCCCCTTACCGTGTGAAAACGGATAAGAGTGGTTGACCTGTATGCATTGCATTTATGAAGCCCGCCCACAAAGATCTTAGTAGTTATGCAGTAGTTCTTACACTGCTAACTATCCTAAGATGCTTTGAGGGGGGTAAGAAGGAGGACCTGAAACCGATCGTGAGTCCCATAGATGGTAAGATTCGAAACTCTATTCTGAATTATTCAGGACAGTTTGTTCGACGTATCCGTCGTCCTCATCTGGATCCGTGGGGTTTCCACTTCACAACAAAGAGAGGACCAAACGGGCACGCCCTCGCAACTGCTATATCTGATGTGCTGGCCATGACCCCTGAAGTTATTCAGGCTTGTGGTAGCGTTTCACCAGGTATTGATACTGCGATCGGGAATTACCGCGCTCTGGTTACCCAGAACACTATGGAACTTGGGACGGTGACGGATAGTAGGCCAGTGCAACCTGGATCTGAACGAATCGCTAGAATTGTTTCCATTCCGGCTCCTGAAGGTAAGACGCGAGTAATCGCGCAGCAGGGATATTACGTGCAAGCGGCTCTAAAGCCACTACACGATTCCCTCATACGGATTCTTAAATCCATACCTCAGGACCTAACGTACACTCAATCGAGGGGACCATCTAGGCTGAAGATCGAAGAGGGGAATTCATTCCACTCTCTCGATCTCACAGCTGCGACTGATCGGTTTCCTATTGAGCTACAAGTTAGGCTGCTGGGTGAAATATATTCTGAGTCACTCGCTAATGGGTGAAGGACACTGATACGACTTCCTCACTATTTTGAGCAATCGAAGTGTGAGGTCGTGTACCAGTGCGGTCAACCGATAGGAGCTTACTCTTCCTGAGCAGTCTTTACGCTCAGCCACCATATGGTAGTACAGTGATGTATTAGAAGAGTCAATCCGAACAATAAGAGTTGCTACATCCTTCTTGGAGACGACATTGTCATCTCTGACGATAGGGTAGCATCACTTTATCTTCGGGTGATAGACGAGATGGGTGTAAAGATCTCAGCAATGAAATCTCACTCTTCTCTCCACTCTTTCGAAATCGCAAAGAGATG